GTCGTGTTGGGGAATTTGGTGAATCGCCCCCCAACGGGCGTGCCCGCGCTGGGCACTACACATGCTTCGTCGACCAGACGGAGGAATCGAACCTCTTTCAATGATGATGCAAGCACCACCAACGACTAACCTAAGATGGTTAGCGGACTACCTTGTCCCATGTGCAAATGGTTCTTTGTGAATCGCCGTGACCAACGACTTTTCAACGAAGGCCGTTTGTACCACCAGAGCGACCTCCGCCCGGTGATGGCTTTGACCAATTCTGTACAGCGGGTTTCCCGCCGTTCGCGCGTTTAGCCTGCTTGTTGCGCACAGCTTGTTGTAGACGTGCGGCGGCCTGTCTTTCTGCGGCTGGCTTCATGGCTTCAGTGAGCCCAGTGAGACCAGCGGCAAGGACAGGTCGCCCCATAGTACCTGCAAGCATTGCTGCTGTGCGAACAATAGGGTAAACCGTTGGAATCGACTTTTGGGCAGCGTCGGATATCCAACGGAACCACTTACCCGCATCGTTATAACCCTGCGGGCACCCGGGTGGCAGCACGTTAGCAACCATGTTGTACAACACCAAAGCGTTGGGATCAAAAGTTGCTGACGGCTGTGCCAGTGCCAGGAATGCCGGCTTGTTTGCGGCCGGCAAGCGCTCAATCCCGACCCTCCATGTCACAAACAACGTAGTTTGCTCAGATAGGCCAGTGAAATACGCGCCAGTGGTATTCATCTGGGAGAAATGCATAGGTCCACCGAGGTTTCCAACTGCTCCAGGTCCCTCTCCACCAGTGCCTTGGTTAAACGCCGACAACGAGCTGTCACAAACAAAACTACCAACGTTGTCGTTGAAATAACCGCCATCACTAGGTGCAGTGGGGTTGTTCTGCGCAATGACCCAAGGACGTCGGGCCACTGCTTGAAACTTGTTCTCGGACTGAAATTTGGCGGTATTGTAACAACCGTCCTGTGCAGCCCAAGAGTGGGAGCCGGGCATAATCTTAGCCTCTGCCAGAGTGTTCGGTGGGCATCTGAACCAAGTCGTAGGTTGAGAAGGGGGACGTGCCATGACGCCACCGCCTTCAGCGTTAACCGAAGGCATCGAAGCCCCTTGCTCAAAGCTGTTCCCATATTCATACACCGTCACCGCGCCCTGTTTGTAAATTTGCGCGGTGGTGTTGACCACCTCGAACCCCGAATAAATGATTCGGTAAACTCCCAAATCAGTGGGGTTGAAATCGAGGTAATCATCCAAGTTGATGTGCTGAAGCTGATAGCCGTTGGCGCCAGTGAGAGGGCAGTGCAAAGGCGTAAACGTCATGTTCCCGCCGTTAGTGGCATCAGACGGTACGCTGTTAATAAGCAAACCGTCCATGCGATGGCAACTAACGCCTGCATGCTCAATGATGCCAGCGACGCCAGCGCTGTTAGGGCGTGCCGGATTTCCGAACGCTATCGCTCGAGCACCTCGAACCGCTGAGGCATCACACGGTGAGAAGTCAATGGGCGACGTCACAATGTGACAATCCCATGTCTCCCCAGCGGCGAGACCCGGCGGCTTGGAAACAGTGAGCGCCTGACGAATCTTTACGACAACTGTTGGCTCCGTGGCCACATCTGGGTAACCACGGAGATGTTCCAACTGCAAATCGTGAAAGGGGTCAAGTGCGCTCTTCACCCAATCGCACGCTTCTGGAGTGATGAGACGCTGCTTACACAGATCGTCCATCGGGTCCTTTGAGCGTACGATATCGCGTAATTTCTGCGCCTCTGTGAGGCTAGCCATTTTACTAATGCCTCCCGTTAAGGGGCAAAGCCTGTAGCTTTCGGGGGGTCAATCCTCACTCGGCCTGACCGATTCGGCAGCAAACCTAACGGTCACAAGCGCCAAGAACCATCCCGCACAATGTTTTGTACGTAGAAAGAAAACGCTTGCCGAGAAGGTGTCGCTCACAAGCTTACGCCGAAGCGTTCGCCTGTGATGAATCCTCTCCTGTTGCTGCAAACTCTTCCTCGTAAGCAGAATTGGCAGCCATGACCAAGTCGTCGAAGGTGAGGGCAGCACGTGCGCCATCGGCCGACTTGGACATCAGGAGATTTGCGACTGGACCGTCCATGCGAGTAATGCCCTCCGGCTCCTCGTCAGGATCGTAGTCCATCCCTGGCAATTGGAAGGCATCGAGTTCCTCCCAAGTCGTGCATTCAGCTAGCGAATTAAGCCACCGTTCAAACTCAGCCGTATTATCAAAGCCGACTTGAGGGGCAATGGCCTGCGTCATCAACGGAATGTCGTCATCGTCGACGCAATATGGCCCGCCAGCAACACGATAAAACATGTCGCGATCTGCAGCAAGTAAATCCGCAAGCTCCTTAGTAAGCACCGGTGATCCGTCGTCGTGGAAATCGACGATTTCGGCGTAAATTGCGAGGTCAATGCGGTACATCTTTGCTACAGCGGTAAGGTATTCACGAATGCCAGGCGTTTTCGAATCGGTCGTCCAATACCCACGCAACTTCATGACATACTTGTCCACGTCCAAGTTGCGCGCAATCGAAATCTTGCGAAGCGCTTTAAGAACATCGGCGTATGATGCCAATGTCTCCAGTGGGTTTGGATAATAACGTCCTAAGAAGAATGTTCCATCCTCTGGGGACGAAAACGACACCTTGAGCTTCATCCCAATGGCTTCCGTAAAATACGTAGCCGCAGCATTCCAATCAGTATCCGAAATGCTTGGAAGGCTCGCACCCACACCGTCGTCACCAAATTTGACTCCGATGACGGCGTATGGGATGCTGTAGATGTCAACTTCGTTGCCTTTGAACATAAAATCGCCCCAGAACAGATGCGCGAGGCCATTGCGCTCCTCGCAACTAGCCTGGGAAACGTGTGCGTTCTTGTACTGCTTAAGAGCAGTGCGCACGGTAGTTTTCTTGACGTCCTTGAAGTCGATGTCTACATAGTGGTGCAACCGATACGTGTGTTTGACAATCGCCAGGCATGTTGTCACGTACTCAACGAAAGCGGAGACAAACGTGTTAAGTTCGGTAGTAACGCCGGAACCGCTATTGTTCTTGAAGCCAGTTTTAATTGGCTTACCGTTGAGCATAGTCGTAATGTCCACGTTCTTCTCGAGGATATCCTTTACCTCCTCATAGTCCGACGAGTGGACAAACGCCAAGACGAACTCGACAAACCAGGAGTAAATATACTTACTGATTGTCTCATCCATCTTGGAATAATCCGTGTCGTGAAGGCCGCTCACCCAGCCACCCTTACCAACGCCAGCCGCCTCTAATCCCATCTGAGATAGCTTCCTAACGGCTTCGGCGATATCGCTTGGTGAATTGCCAGGTTGGTAGAATCCGCAGTACTTGAAAACGTCCTTGACAAGCAAACCGACGCGGCCGGTCTGAATTGCCATTTCCTCAGTGTACTGCGTGATCCCACGGGGCGCAGCGCTCGCCTTCGCAGCCACCTCATTCTTTAGATTTGTCTTAGGCATTGGCTCGCGAGCAACTAGTTCGGCATTACGTTTAAGACGCGCTGCTTGCAACGCTTGTGTGCGTCGCTCGTAAATGACTTTACGATCTGGGAGCGTGACGGACCCCAGTGCGATGCCGGTTTCGCCTGAGACCTGCTCAATGAAGCGTGGAAGGAGCATTCCAACAAGATCCTTAATATGCACATCCGGATCAATCTTGTTAGCATACTCCTTGAGACGCTTCTTTTCGTACGCGTCGTGCGCAGCGTCGGACTTCGTATCAGCTACGCCCGGTCCACCGCCGGCGACATTAGGCGCCCCCTGCACGGCGGATCCGTCCTCGCCAGTCTCACCTTCAAGTGACCCAGCCTGATCGGTGTACATGATATTCGGTCGAGGACGATATTCGATGGGTATCCCGAAGTAAGCGACTAAAAGCGGCTCAAGTCCTCCAGGACGCCAAATAGTATGCATCTGCATCGTCCGTTTCACCTCCGAGACCCCGTAACCCTTGGGCCGGTTCTTCCCCATTAAAGAGAAGACCTTATATTGGTTCTCGGTAAGTTCCATGGACGTTTCAGCGCCAAGGTCGTAGGCGTACTTAATGCTAAACGTAGGGCTTTCCGGGCTGCCGAACAAACCAACAAGGAATACATCCTCCTTGCTGGTTGGTGTCGGTTTTCCAGTCAGCAATCCAAAGTCTAGTGCATGTTTCTTCTCACGACCGCCGTGAACAACTGTTACGTTGCTCGCCTTCTTCAACGGCACGCCGTCGAACGGTGCATTCTTCACAACCATCGACATCATGTCACACACGGCCTTCGACAGACGCGTCGTCGTGTTACGCGCCAGCCATACCCACTTGTGATGGGAGCCGGGTTGGTACTGTATGTGGACGTTGTATGTAGTGAATGCAGCGCCGCTTGCGTGGTCGAGGTAAATGAAATCATTCGCAGAATAATCCCATGGGCGCTGATTGGTGTATGTGGCACCATTGACTGTCGCGACACGTTCGGTGACGACGACGTCACCGTTGTCTGCAATAGTATAATACCACACCGAGTCAGTGCCAACGCCAGCAAGTTTATCATACTCTGGAGTAATGATCACCATGTTTTCCCCGGCATACTTTGCGAAACTGTCAATATACATGTCCTGATCCACAAAAGTGTAAACCATACCGGGTTCATACTTGTCGGCGGGGTTTGGATGCTGCAAGTCCTTGATGCAATGCAACTCGCGGCGACCAGCAGACCGGCGGTCCAGCTTTCGTCCGCTCACGCTCTCGTCATACATGCGAAAGCCTGCGTTGTGTAATGCATCGCGCGTAGCAGTCACCCCGACCCGCCGCGAAGCCCCAGCAACCGGATGATTGCTGGTTGTGCTAGCGATGGCTTCATTGTCGGCACCGGGCGGCACGAAGCTGCCCGCCAACTGTCGGAAAAGCGAATGGTCGTGTTGTTTCTGGTGTTTCGGGACCTTCTTCCGAGCAGTCGAATCAAACGCATGTGACTCAGTTTCGGAGCGAATAATGCTCGAGACAATGCGTTGGGCACGGTCTAAGCCTGAAACCTGAGTAGAGCTGTCAGACAACCACCAACGCGTCTTCCCATGCCACGTGGCACTCTGCGGGGTGGAATCCCTGATCTTCTTCAACTCATTCTTCAAGTACAGGTACGCAAGCTCGCTGATAGGCACGCAAAACACACGTATATCACGCGACGCGATCTTGGCAACCGTGCAAAACCACTTGACACGTCCAGCGTCACGATGTTGTAGACGCTCCTCGGTGCCATGGTGGTCGTCGTGGACTAGCAAACCCTCTAAGAAAGTGCTAACTGCACTCTCAAATCCCTCACGCACTGCCGCACACAACGTCCAAATGCAGTCAGCATGAACCCCGGATCCGTTAAGATCGGGCGCAGGGGAGAGGTGCCCACTGCTGGTACAGCTAGTGGGCGCAACTGCTGGCTTGGTGGAATCACCCTTAGGCGCTTGTTCGTCGTCATTGCCCACAGCTGACACATGATCACGGTTAAGTGTCATGGGCCGTGGGGCATTGGCGGAATTTAAGCGTTTCTGGATGCTCGCCAGCAACACGATAAAACATGTCGCGTCTAAAGCCTCCAACCAGCAATTAAACATCGGTGTACTTCGGCCCAACCGATTGGCTAAAAGCTCCCGGCTCTCAACACGATTAAGTGCTGGTGAGTGGGGAC